GGACTTGCCGGAATTTAATGTTGGAGTGGATACTTCACCGCATGGTGGCTCGCCCACCTACAAAATGAGCGTCGGTCTTCCTTCGGATCGTTTGAGGGCCACGCAAGAGTGGAATGCTGGAGACGTACCGACGACAACAAGTACTCTTGAATCAAACCTGGGACCGGCTTCGCTATACTATAAGACGCAGGAACAACCTGGGTCTCCTGGCGACATGAAGTCGCGGGAGTTCGGTGGAAGGCTAAACGCGGGACCATTTAGCGTTGGCGGTAGTCGAATGGAAAGCAGTCAGGAGACAATGCCAGAAGAACAACGCTCTCGTTTTGAAGATCCACGCTACCGTTTCTGGAAAGAGATGGGATGGCTTGGAGGCAAGGCTGATATACTGGGTGGTGTAGGTAGTCTTAATCTTCAGAAGACGTGGTCTAGGCACAGACAACCTTGGCATGAAGGTAAGCACCCGCCTCAGACAGAAGCCAAGCTATCCTATGAAAGAGCACTTGGTCCCGGAACGATAAAAGGAGCGGCAACGGGGCAAATGGTCCGGGATGTTGGAAAACAGTATGGCGCGAATTTGTCGTACCTCTTTCCGTTTTTGGGGGGTGATGCGTCTATAAGTAGCGAGTTTTCCGGACGCCAACTGCCCACGGCCCAATACCCAACGGGTCAGACGAGCAAGTGGAAAGTCGGTGGAAGATGGACAAAGAAGTTTTGACATGCCACTAACGCCAAAGGGTGAAAAGATTAAGAGAAAGATGAGGGAGACCTATGGTGCCAATGCAGAGAGGGTCTTCTATGCGTCGAAGAATAAAGGTAAGATCAAGGGCGTAGACAAGGCGAAGAAGAAGCGCAAGAAGAGGAGAACGAGGAATGCCTAACGTAGCAGGCCGCGAATTTCCATATACGCCGCAAGGGATGGCGGCTGCGGAGCAGTATAAGCAGTCGCTGGGTATGCGTGGTGGCGGCATGATGGGCTTTCGGCCCGTCGGCTATCAGGATGGCACGGGGCCTGCCGGGGTATATCCCGCTTTTCAAAGGTATAAAGATGAAACACGGGGGCTGTCTGATATAGAACTTGCAGAACGGGTAGCTTATGAAGACGTGCTACGTTCTTTTCGAACTCCGGAAAAAAGACAATATACATTTTCCAGTAAGGAACTCATGGACGCTGGGTATGGACCGAGAATGAGAACTCGGGTTAGGGCTATTCCTGAGTTAGAAGAGTACCTGAGAAGAAAAGATAGCGCAGAAGATCCTAAAACATCACTAATACGAAAGCATTATTTTGAAGCTTTAAAGAACATAACTGACAAGCTTCCAACCCAATCCCCCGAAATGCAGAGAAACATAGATAAAGGAATGGCTGAAGCGTACCCAGGGGGATATTCTAAACCCATGCTCTCTCCATATGAGGGCACTTATGAACTACCGGAGGACCCAGATATTCCCTGGACCACTGAAACTAGAGATTTATATCGTGGAGGAGGTTATCCGGGACCCTCGTTTATTCCTAGTGGAGATCAGACCGCACCGGATTTTGAGCAACCTCCGGCTAGTGGTATGCGAAACGGCGGCATGATGGGCTTTCGGCCCGTTGGCTATCGGGATGGCGGCGATGTCGAGACTGCAAACGAGGATATGTATAGTAAACTGCAGACGGCACTTGATACCCTGAAGGATAAAGAAAAGCTTAATATGTTTATATATGAGAACTCTGCTGCTTTAGAGAGCATGGCGAAAGCTAGCTCTGCACGTCGTGAGACGCTTGAAAGTATAAAGAATTTTAGCAATTTTGATGGGTTTATGGAAAGAATTATGCGGGAGCCTGAGCCTGAGCCTTCTTGGATTGGGGAAAAACCCCCTCGTCCGTTTGATCTGGGTGATCCTGTTTCAGATACCCCGATAGGGGGACCTAGGAATTTGATGGAGACCTTTGGTTTCCCAGGAAATCAGGAGGTATCGGTGACTTTGACTCCCGAACAAATACGGGAGTACCAATCAGGCTGGCGCGGTACTGGCTATCCGGGCAGTGCGATGGAAAAATACCACCAAAGCGGCAACCCCCTGGATCATCCGGGTGTAGACCCGGTAACAGGTGATTACTATCCACCGGAATATTTTGATCCGCCTGATGTTCCCATTCCAAAAAGGAATCCACTTCGTACTACAGGTGAAGGCATCGGTATGCGTCACGGCGGCATCATGTCATTAAGGCGCAGATAAGATGGCTCGTCCTCCTCTCCCTCGCAGCAATTTTGGAACAAGTTCCCTTGTCGAGCGCAGGGACGCCCTTCCTCCCGTGGAACTTGAGGAAGGACCGGAGGTCGATATTGACGTTATCGATGAGACGGTCATCGCGGCACCGGGTCTTAATATAGAGCTTGAGGATGATGGTGGCGTCGTAGTGGATTTCGATCCACGGGCGGCGGGTCCCGAGACGGAGGACTTCTACGACAATCTGGCTGATTTGCTGGACGACCGTGCTTCCAGCCGAATTTCTTCGGAGTTGCTGGAGCAGTATGAGGCCAACAAGAGCGGGCGCAAGGAATGGGAAGACGCCTATCGCACGGGTCTTGAGCTTCTCGGGTTCAAGTACGAGGATCGGTCGGAGCCATTCCGTGGTGCGACGGGCGTGACCCATCCGCTTCTGGCCGAGGCGGTGACCCAGTTTCAGGCACAGGCTTTTGGAGAGCTTCTTCCGGCAGGGGGACCTGTTCGTACGGAGATAATCGGAAAGGTAACGCCCGAGGTCGAGGATCAGGCCGAGCGTGTCCGGCACTATATGAACTACCAGATCACCTGCGTGATGAAGGAATACACGCCGGAATTCGATCAGATGCTGTTTTACCTGCCGCTGTCCGGTTCGACCTTCAAGAAAGTTTACTATGACGAATTTCTGGGACGTGCGGTCAGCAGGTTCGTCCCTGCTGAACAGCTTGTCGTTCCATATACGGCGACTGATCTGGAGACGGCGGAAAATGTAACGCACGTCATACAGATATCGGAGAACGAGCTTCGTAAGAAGCAGATCGCCGGTTTTTACAGCGACATCGAGGTTTCGGCAACGCAGGCCGATCCTTCCGAAGTCAAGGAAGAGATGAACGAGATCAGCGGTGTCGAGCCGTCCTATCTGGATACCGACATCACGCTGCTTGAATGCCATGTGGATCTGGATATCGAGGGGTACGAGGACCTTGATGATAGCGGCGAGCCTACCGGGATCAAGCTTCCGTACATCGTCACCGTCTCCGAGAACAACGGCAAAATTCTGAGCATTCGCAGGAACTACAGTCAGGACGACGAAGGACGCAAGAAGACCCAGTACTTCGTTCACTTCAAGTTTTTGCCGGGTTTTGGGTTCTATGGCCTTGGTCTGATCCACATGATCGGCGGTCTGAGCCGCACGGCGACAGCGGCTTTGCGTCAACTCATCGATGCGGGGACGCTCTCCAATCTTCCTGCCGGGTTCAAGGCGCGGGGCCTTCGCATCCGGAACGACGACGATCCGTTGTCACCGGGCGAGTTTCGCGATGTCGATGCACCGGGAGGAGTTATCCGTGATTCCCTGATGCTGCTTCCATACAAGGGTGCGGATCAGACGTTGTTCCAGTTGATGGGGTTCTGCGTCGAGGCCGGTCAGAGGTTTGCAGCGATTTCCAATCTTCAGGTTGGAGATGCCAATCAGCAGGCTCCGGTCGGGACGACCATCGCGTTGCTGGAGCAGGGTGCGAAGATCATGTCCGCCATACACAAGCGGCTTTTCTACGCGCAGAAGGAGGAGTTCTTCCTTTTAGCAGGCGTCTTCGGTCAGTATCTGCCCCCCGAATATCCATACAACGTGGTGGGTGGCGAGCGCACCGTGAAGGCGCAGGACTTTGACGATCGCGTGGACGTTCTTCCCGTGGCCGATCCCAACATCTTCTCGATGGCGCAGCGTGTTACGCTGGCCCAGACGGAACTGGAACTGGCTCAATCAGCCCCGGATCTTCATAACCTGTACGAAGCCTATCGGCGCATGTACAAGGCTATCGGGATCAAGGACGTTGACGCGGTTCTGAAGCCGCAGGAAGAAGGGGAGCCCGAACCCAAGGATCCGGCTGTCGAGAACTCGGAATCCCTTGAAAACCTGCCGTTGGTCGCTTTTCAGGGACAGAACCACGACGCGCACATCATGGCGCATCTTATTTTCGGCTCGTCGGGCCTTGTTCTTCAGATGCCGCAAGTTGCCACCTCTCTTCAAAAGCATGTCATGGAGCATGTTTCGGTGAAGGCGAAAGAGCAGGTTGCCGCACAGATGATGCAGCAATTGCAGGGTCAGCCTCCAAACGAGCAGCAGGCCATGGAAATTGAGGGAATGGTCGCGGGTCTCATTGCGCAGGGTATGCAGGAGGTCAAGGCATTGAGTTCGCAGATAGCGGGCGAGAACCAGCCCGATCCTCTTATCGCGCTCAAGGAACAGGACCTGCAGATCAGGGCGCAGCGGGATGCGGCGGAAAACCAGATGGACCGCGCCCGTTTGAATCTCGACAGACAAAAAGCTTCCCAGACCGCTCAGTTGGGAGCAGAAAGGATTCAATCCGCAGAGGATATCGCCGCTGCTCGTATAGATGCTGCTCGCGAGCGGGAAGTGATGAAGCAGCGGCAGAACCAGCAACAACAAGGTTAGGAGATTGCTATGGCCGAAAAAGGAAACGGCTCCGTAGGCGTCATTCGCAAAGGCTCTGTCATAAAGGATCAGGGCTTCGTGCCTTACAACGCTCCGAAAGAGGAATCGACACCGGAAGTTTCCAAGGGTAAAACCACTTCCGGAAAAAGCCGTGGCATGGGTGAAGCCGAGCGCGGCGGTACATTTAAAATCTGTTAAGGAGAACGGTTATGGACTGGATTACTTCCAGGATAAAGGAACCGTCTAGCTGGGCAGCGGCAGCAGCAGGCATGGTTGGCATTGGTGTGTTGATTGGTCAGCCGATTGTGACGATTGCCGGGATTGCCATTGGTGGACTGGGCTTTCTGTTGAAGGAAAAGGGCGTCATCTAGGGCGATGATCAAGCTTTATCTGGCGATTATCGTGATAGGGCTGGTTGGTGGCGTCGTTTACGGTGGGTATTACTACTATAAGGACACGCAGGCCCGCATCCAGATCCTGACGGAGAACTCAGCCAAGCTGGAAGCGGCCAAAATGGCCCAGGATAATACGATCAAGACGCTTAAAGAGGATGCGGGGAAGTACCGCAAGCTCAATAAGGACCTTTCCTTGCAGTTGCAGAAGGCAAGCGAGTATAAAAACAAGCTTATCGGCAAGTTAAGGAAGCATAATTTGACGCGATTGAGTCAACAGAAGCCCAATCTGGTGGAAAAGAAGATAAATCGTGGAACGAAACGGCTATTTGAGAGTTTTGAGTCTGACACTGCTCTGCCTGCTGTTAAGTAATTGCAGTTCGTGGCCCAAACTCAAGCAGATTGAGGTCCAGACCGTCGAGGTTGATCGCGTTATACCTACGCAATTACGGCCTCAACCGATTAATTTGCACGATATTACGTGGTTCGTGGTCACTGACCAGAATTTCAAGGATTTCAAGGCCAGATACACGAAACAAAACGGTGAATTTCTGTTTTATGCCATCAGTGTACGCGATTATGAGACGTTGGCGCTCAATATGGCCGAAATCAAGCGGTATATTGACCAGCAGAAGCAGTTAATCGTCTATTACGAGAAGGCTGTTGCGCCAAAACCCAAGAAAGCGCCTGTTCCAAAGAAGAAGTAGGGTATGAAGGGGCATTTTGTCATCCTTTTCCTTCTTTTGCTGGTAGTGGCGATTCTCGCTGCCATATTCCCTCTGGATGTTCTGGGTGCGGACACCAATACCGTCAGTTCGACGGTCGTGACGGATAAATCGGTGCCCACGGCTAATGCACCGTCTGTTGTAGTCAATAACAGCGATGTTTGCCGTTCTGGCATGAGCGTTGGTGCCCAGACCGGGATTGTTGGAATATCTACCGGTCTTACGGTTACCGATGACAATTGCGAGCGTATAAAACTGTCCCGAAGCCTTTATTTTATGGGGATGAAGGTTGCTGCAGTCAGTTTGCTGTGTCAGGACGCGAGGGTATTTGACGCGATGACCATGGCCGGGACCCCTTGTCCGTACAAAGGCAAGATTGGCACGGAAGCCAAGGTGGCCTGGGAAGCGAATCAGGACGACGCGCCCGAAGACAACAGGACGTTCAGGGAAAAAGAGGAAGAGTACGAACAGGAGAGCGGCGAGGAAGAAGGGGACGATGACGAGGAAGAGGAACCTGTTCGACATCCCAGCCCCGGCGATCCCGATTGGACTGATTAGATGCAAAGGTCCTTCATATATCTAGTATCGTTGCTGATTTGCTTGTCAGGAAGGCCCGGTGTAGCGGAGGAGATTGTAACCGGGCAGGAGACCTCCACGAATCAGATGCCTGCGATGAGCGAGTTTACCCGTTCCGGAGGCACCAGTATTGGCACAGGGGCCGGTTGCTCCAGCGGGGAGTATTGTACGGCGGGAAAGCAGGGTCCGGGAGGGACGTACACTACGACGTTTGATCTTGAAGACGCTATGACCATCGATCAGATAAACCGTGGCTTCGACTTGGATTACGGGATGGACGTGGATTCCCATCAATCCAATACGACGGTGCCGACCTGTAACGGCAATACAATGGCTGCGTATGACTGCAAGGATATGTTTCGATTGACGGTTTCCCTGTTTGACGAGAACTCGGCTCTTCAACACAAGTTCGAGCACGAGGTCGAACTCGACTTTTCCGGGCTTCAAACTTATAGCTATTCGCAAACCATCTCTGAGAACTCCTACACTGGCCTGACGGGGGAGTTTGAGATGTTCGGCATAGATGCCGGGTTTCCAACTGGCTATTACGGCCCACAGTTTTCTAATCCGGCTCTTACTGCCACTTACGATCTGGTCACCTTGATAGAGACGGAAATTCTGGATGTCTTACAGCAGACCGACATATTAACGGATAGTTCGGTTCAGACGGTGGAGATTGATACGACACCTCCACCTCCGGATCCCGAGATGGAGGAAATGGAGGCGCAGGTCGAGCAGGAAATGGCACCCCCCTCGACGGAAACAATGGCTGGTGGTACAACGGGTCCGCCTCCACCACCTGAAGCGGCAGAGTTTCAACCCCCTCCGCAGCAACAGCAGGAGCAGCAGGAAGTTCAAACCGAGGTGGAGCAGGAGATCGAGGCCGAGGTAGCGGCTGAACCTGAACCTGAACCTGAACCCGAGCCTGAACCTGAACCAGAATCGGAGCCAGAAGTTGAGCCAGACACTGAGGCAACGCCAGAGCCTGAATCGTCTTCTCCAAGCGAGGAGACGGAGTCAGAATCTGAGTCCGAGTCCGAAGCAGAACCCAAATCTCCCAAAGTTCTTGTTAAAAAGTCCGTTAAGGAAAAAATTGCCAAAAGAATAATGAAACGTATGGGGGACAAGGGACGTTATGATGCAAGCAACCAGTTGAAGACCCTGGTGGTGATGCAGGTGCTGGGAAACAGCAAGTCCTTCTTTAAGGCGACGACCAAACTGGAAGATACTGCAGGATTCTTTAGCACAGATACGATCCCGGATGCTGTGATTGACGGCAACAACTTCGCGCAATACATCCTGTTTGGAGGTTCCAATGCGAAGCATGACGCCATGGTAAATTCTCAATACAGGTAAGGCCGATGTACGAATACAAATGCAAGATTGTCAGGGTCGTGGACGGCGATACGGTAGATGTGGATATTGATCTTGGCTTTGCTGTCTGGCTAAACAAGCAGAGAATCAGACTGTTCGGCGTGGATACGCCCGAGAGCCGTACAAGGGACGCAGAGGAGAAGAAGTTCGGCATTTTGGCGAAGAACTTCGTCAAGGGCCGACTTCCCGTAGGCTCCATGCAGATTCTGAGAACCCGGATGGACGATTCCCGTGGCAAGTTCGGACGCATACTCGGTGAGTTCGTGCTGGAGGAGACCACCTTGAACCAGCTTCTTATCGTTACAAATAACGGAGTGCCGTATTTCGGACAGTCCAAGGAGGAGATCGAGAAGGCTCATCTGGAGAACAGGCGAATAGTTGAATCGCGGCCCAAGCTTTAGGGGTAAGCCGTGGCAGAGGTCGAATATCAGGGAATAAGGCTGTCAGGAGGAAAGCTCCTGGTTATCCTGCCGTTGCTGGGAACAATTGGTGGTGGCCTTTGGGCCGGGTTCGAATTTTA